TCATCCCAATCAACATCCCGGAAGATACTGTTAGGCCGATAACTGTAATAACGAATATGCTCACCCATATCCTCACGTCTCTCTTCTTCTTGTTCTTGTTCAATCTGCTCTTCCATTCGGTAATAGCAGTCTTCGCAATAGTACTCACCATCCCACTCAGCATAAAACGCACTACCACGACGCATCTCATCACAACAACTCACACACTCCACAATCTCATTATTCATTGCTTCCCGCTGCGCAGCACGCTCCGACAAAACACTCCGTCTTTGAACATCAGCATTAAATTCTTCCTGCGCGGTTTCTGCTATCACCACAATCCCGTTATCTACTTGTGGTTCACTCGTCATCGGATTCGTGTCAACAATATTTTCTATAACCATTTCCCCATTGACAGCAATACGAGTTGACACACCATCAATCATCATCCACGTCTCTGTAAACTCTGTAGCCGGCACCTGCTCCCCACCTTCACTGGCAGTTGGCAACCACCCACCTTCACTGAAGGAAGGAACAACTCTCACCAGCTGACCATCGACAAACACTTCACTCTCACTAGGCATAACAACCTCCACCTCCCTTAAACGGATAAAAGGGGGTTCCAGTGAAAGGAGAAAACCCTGGAACCCCCCGTAGGCCACCCGGGACTCGAACCCGGACCAAACAGATTAAAAGTCTGTCACTCTACCATTGAGCTAGTGACCCCAACACCCAACAAACCCTCAACAACCACACACCTATCACACCCACAATTATGCGTACCCCAATCAGTAAACTCACCATTGTGGTACTCATAAAACAACATTGCAGCAGCTTTCCACTGCTCCACCAAACCAACCACCCGACCAAACTTGATGGCCGCCTCCTCAGCCATTACCACAGCAGCATCCGCAATCTCAAACGCACGCTCAGCAGCAGCAATCGCAACATCCAAATCACCCGACATTTTCCCACTCCCCATAAAATAAACCACCCGACTCGATTTGTGCGGCCAGCGCAAAGGGGCCCGGCACCGTGACCCGTACCCCTAGACAGGTACAACATCACAGAGCCGGGCCCCACGCACTCGACTGCGCAGCAGGCGAGTGCGACAAATGATACGACATCGTCGTATCCGATTAGTCCAGCCGCGACGACTCGACCCTGGATGGGCCGAGCCGCCACGCTGACTAGCAACTAGAACTTGATAACCGGCAGAACCGAAACCGCAGTGCTGCGATTCATCTCAAACTCGTCCACGAGTGCGAGCGACTCCTTGGACGCGGCCTGATGAGCGATGCCGTTAGCCACCACGTAGGTCTGACGCGGGTACTTGAGGTCAATAACCTCCTTGAACCCATTCTCCTCAGAAACCCACGAAGTCTGCTTCTTACCCTTCGTCACAGCCTTCACGAACCCGAGCGCAGACCCGGGCTCGACACCCAGTTCCTTGACCTGCTCGTTACGAATCCACACCTCGGCCTGAACGCCATTCCCATCAGGAAGACCCCGGACAATCGTGGAACCTGCTCTGCCCGGCTTACTCACCGAAGCAACAATGAACTTGAGTTCAAACTCCATAACCTATCTCCTTTGTGTAGTAGGAACTTACTGCTTACTAACCTATCTGTCAGAGCCGAACGCGCCCCGCGATAGCGGGGGGCGCGTTCGGCGGACACTCAATCCTGCCAACCATCCCAAACATCAGAACGACCCAAATCCGACGACAACTCGTCAACATCTGGGCCGTGGTCGTGCTGGTCAGGAGCAAGCCAATCCGAAGAACGAGTACCAACCCGCTCACCGAACGCATACTCACGGCAGAACTCCTCAATCTCATCAAGACTGAGACCATCAGCGTTCACCCCCTGAAACTCAAACGCCCTACGAAAGTACCGCGTCGTAAACGGGTACGGGTCGTCCAAGATTTCCACAGGCTCGACACGCCGCAACATATCATTCAGATTCACACAAACTCCCTTCTGTTCCCCGTCGGGGCGACGGCGAAGCCGCCCCGACGGGGAACCCACAGACGACTAGACCGACGGAATCTCGTTCGTCGGGTCGTACAACCACGACACGAACTGAACCACCGACTCGGCGTTGTCACACAGAGCCTTCCAGCCCACCTGCGTCACGAAATACATCGCCCAGTCCGTACCGAACGCCAGTTCCAGTCTGTCCAGAACCGACTCGGCCTCGTCGCTCAACGCGGCGAAGTCATCAACGACCAAGTCGTCAACCTCCTCCACCACAATGTCCCAACCTTCCAACACGACTATCTCCTCTCGTTAGTTGTTGATGTACTAGCACTAGAACTTTGAGGGAGCCACCCCCGACACGCGGAACGCGTCGGGGGTGGCGACCAACTCAATCCAAGTCAAACTCAGCCCACACCGGAGCCTGAAACCCGTGACAGTACGCCTGCCACAGGTCAAAGTCCAACTCGCTGTACTTGTCCCACCACGCCCGCCACGCCATCCGCGAAGCAGAATCCCACGGTCGGTCAGTATCAGGCTTAACCTCCAGCAACGCTGCCGAAAGAGCCTCAGACGCAGCCTGCGCCTGTATGAGAGTGAGCCGAAGCACCTCCCACCTACCACGAACCTCATCCATATCCCTAACCTTTCTGTTTGGGGGCCGAAGCCCGTTTTGCTAACACCTTGCGAACCGCCCCCTCAATGGGGGCGGTTCGCAAACTCCACTAGCACATCAGCGTGACACGCCTCCGGTGAGCACCAGCACACCAAGTCGCGCCCCGCCAACTCACGCACAGCCCGCAACATCGCAGGCGACCCAGCCAACCTTTCACGGTAAAGCCGAATCACCTCATCACGGTCACCGTGCTGCCCTATGACAAACGGGTTGCCCCATTTCGTCGGACGCCCGACATACACCGCATCAGCGGGCACACCACGCTCACGCTTACTCCACACCCGGGCCACAGCCCCTCCTTTCATTTATCCCTAACGGTGTACTCGCGGTTGCGAGCACCCCACCTAGGAACGACGGTGGGATGCTCGCAATACCGAATACACCACCCGACCACCCGACCACCCGAAGTGCCCTCAATGGTTAAACAGATGGGGGGAGGCGCTTCGCGCCTCCCCCCATCGCAGACCCGTCGCTCGACGCGACCCCGGGACAGACTAGAAGATGTCACCGACCTTTTCCAAAGTCGTGCCACGCTCCACACAGACCGCCTCGACGGCGGCAATCCACATCAGCACGAGCGATTCGTGAGCCGCAGGATTCTCCAGCGCCTCCTCCAACTCGCCCGCGAACGGGAACTGGGCATCCACACGACGGTCCGCCTCATCGGCGATATCCCTCGGGACAGACCAGTACCACCACAGGTGCCAACTGGTCAGGTCTGAGATGCTACTGAATGTCAACATACTTGCTCCTTTGTTAGTTGAAGTTGTGGGATTACTGGAAGTTGCCCGCGAACGCGGGCGCGTGCCGCCGCCCCCCAGGGGCGGCGGCACGCAGATGGTTAGCGGCTAGAAGCCGTAGTGGGACTCGCCCCACTCACAGTCGTAGCACGCCTCACCATCAGGCAACACGGAGATGAACAGTTCCACCTTCGCGTCACGCGACGCGTGACCAACGCACTGCTGCGAGTAGTTGCCACCACCGTCGGACCAGACACACACAGTCCCTGACGGCAACACGAGCCCCTCCTCCAGAGGGTACACGACATCGGTCGGGTAACCACGACGCTCCGCGTGGCAGTCAGCCAACTCGGCATCCAACAGGTACGAGTCAGCGAGGTCACACCAGCAGGTGATGTCACTCAGCGAGTCGTGGTACCCCGCGTCAAGCGACACGATGTCATCACAGCACGACGCGTAGAAGAAGTACGACCCAATCCGGCCAGCAGTGAGCCACATCAGGTGCTCCCACACCACAGCCGGAGACTCGCACGACTCCGAGTGAAAGTGAATCATCTGGCGGAAGGATTCCCGCAGTTGTTCCGAAGCAAACATAAGCCTGTCCTCTCGGGTAGACGCAGGAGAGCGAGCGCCCTAAAACCTGCGTGGAGGGAAGATGTTCCCCCCTCCTAGGAACGACGGAGGGGGAACATCTCTACCTCACCACCACGCAACACCATACCCACAGCATCCCTAAAGGTAGACCCGACGCGGCCAGAGTTGTCCGGGCGGTCACAGTGTGCGGCTATGGTTGGGTTGTGTGGGAACGGTTTGAGCCGTTCGGGGCGACAAGTTACCACAGAGTAGGGGGGTAGAGGGGGGCTAGCCCCCACTAGCATATAAGGTGGTACGAGGCCATGTCCGGAGCGTATAGCCCCCAAAACTCGGATACCAGACGTTTAATTGCCGGCTGTGGTATCTACCACTTAACTTTGTGTGACCAGTACCGTGCACTCAGAATAGACGGGTTAGGGTCCTGCGCATTATGCCGAGCATAATATGACTTGCGCTTAGCCTTCATTTTGGCTGACGTCGGGTTACGGCCAGCAGTCTTTGCACCCTGCTGCCCAAACCGGATGGTCTTGACAGTCGAACCCTGTTTGGCCACAACGATGTGAGACTTTTTAGGATGGTCAGGGGTCCGTTTCGGCTTGTTATAGCCGGACACCCCGGCCCTAGCAAGCCTCGGGTCCCTTTTGGTGCCAGTAGTCTTTTTAGAAGCCATTATTTTCCTCCTCGGGCGCGGCGACCGGCAGCTTTGGCTGCTGGAGTGTTAGATACGAACTGTTTGCCTTTGCGACTTGCCGATAGTTTCTTCCGATTTGTAGCCGACTTTTCCGACCCCGAAAGTTCGCTCCACGCCTTTTTCGGCAAATATCTTGTCGTACCAGACTTTCTAATAGCAGGTTTTCCATCGGACGTAGTCCACTCCTCTTTAGTCCACTTTGACAGCTTTTTCTGTGCAGAAGTCTTAGGCCCAGTATACCCGCCACCAGCCTTCTGATAACGCTGGTTTAACAGTTGTGCTTTACGGGCAGACCATTGACCGGGCCGGCCCCCTTTGGAGCCGGCCATAATCTCATTTTTGAGACGGGTCCGCAACGATGGCTTGTTGTATGTCATTTCTACTCCTTGACCTGTGGTATCACCTCGCCCGCTCCTGCGGCGAGGTGGACTATTCCCGTCCCCCCCTATAGTCCCCCCCAATCGTTACATCAACAAAACACACCCAAAAACTGCTCTGCGGGATATCTGGTATGTAACGATTGGGCTTCTTTTTGATGGCTTCAAACGAAGAACTTGTGTTGTCTCCGAAGCAGGAGCGGTATTTGGAGTGGCTGTGCACTGTGCCGTCTGAGCGTCAGCCTGCGACAAAGAAGCTGCTGGCTGCCGAGGTGGGTGTTGACGTGGTAACTTTGCGTCGCTGGGAGAAGAAACAGGTTTTCCGTGACCGCTGGCAAACCTATGTTGACGAGACTCAGGGGTCGCCAGAACGCTCTCAGAGGGTGTTGGACAGCCTGTATGAGAAGGCTTTGGCTGGTGATGTGAAGGCTGCCCAGTTGTATTTGCAGGCGACGAACCGTATGGCTCCGCCTACGGTTACTGTGAACTCTCAGCAGAAGTCGTCAACCCTGTCGGATGACGAGTTGGATGCTTTGATTGGGGCTTTGGCTGAACGGGAGTTGGAGGCACGTAAGAAGTCTCCGTTGAGGGCGGTGTGAGTGCCACAGTCGAGTGTCCGACCTGCGGGTCTGAATACCCGCCGGTTGCCTGTCGTTGGCGTTGCCCAGAGTGCGGATACAAGGATTCTTGTTGTGAGGGCGAGCCGAGAAGGATGAGGGACTATGACGAGTAAACCCACCAATGACGCAATGTTTGAAACCCTTCGGGAGCTGTACCCGTCTGTGGCACCTACGTTGGGTGACCTTTTGTCGGCATTCTGGGCAGATAACGGGCTAGAGAACCGTGGAGCCCTCCAATACGCGTTCTATGCCAACGCTGGCGCCCCCGGCACCACGTTGGGGGACAATGCGAACGCATTCTGGGGTGACACCGACTACGTGTATTACAACCTTGATGCCGAGGACGGAACAGACCTGCTATTAGAAGACGGCGGTTTTATCCTCATGGAAGCAGGTAACGTCTGATGTCTGACAAGAAAATTACCCAGCTGACCGCACTTACCAGTCTTGCAGCAGCCGACCTGTTTGTCGTCGTAGACGACGTTGCCGGCACCCCTGTCAGCAAGAAGATTGCCGCTTCCGATATTGCCACCTATATTGGGCAGTCTTTGGCTGATTCGGCAGACATTGTTCTATCCGCAGCAGTATTCAGTTAACGAAAGGCAATCATGGCCACTTTTAACAAGCTCACTCTTTCTGGTTCGACCGACGGTCGCCCCGTAAAGGTCGCTGCCACGGCAACGCCGGGCACGACCATCCATACCGGTTCTAGCACCGCTACCGTCTACGACGAGCTTTGGCTTTATGCACAGAACACGGACTCGACAGACCGCAAGCTGACTGTCGAGTTTGGCGGCACCACGTCGCCGGATGACTTGATTGAGTTCACTGTGAAGGCCGAGAACGGTCTGTATCTGATTGTGCCTGGGCTGGTTATTAAGGGTAATGCGACTCCGCTCGTTGTCCGTGCGTTTGCTGCTACGGCGAACGTGCTGACCATTTCGGGATATGTGAACCGAATCACCGCCTAATATGCCCGGAGTTAACAGGAACCGTGCCCGTGCATCATCCACGGGCACGTTGGCGCCCCGTGGCCGACGGTCCGGCAGCGGCCAGGTAGATTCACTGTGGCGTGGTTCAGATGGCCCACCCACATCCGTTGAGTACCTGATTATTGCTGGCGGAGCTGGCGGTGGCCGAGGTTCTGCATCCAACCTTTACCGAGGAGGTGGTGGTGGTGGTGCCGGATTTAGGTCTGGCACACTAACCAACCCTACCTCGGGTACTGTTACCGTTGGCGCTGGTGGTACTGCCGCTGCCAACGTCGGTGGTAATGGAAACCAGTCGGCTTGCTTTAGCAATACAGCTGCCGGAGGATTCGGCGGTAACGGTCCCGGAAACGGTCTTGGTGGTGCGGGTGGTACCGGTAGTTCTACTGGCGGAGCAGGCGGTAATACGCCTGCCGGTGTCGGTGGTGCTGGCAACTCTTCATCTATCTCTGGCGCTTCTACCGTTTACGGTGGTGGTGGAGGTGGCGGTGGCGCCACCGGTGGAGCCGGCGGCTCAGGTGGCGGCGGCAAAGGCGGAGACGACTCGCTCAACAACGCTGTTGCAGGAACCGTCAACCGCGGCGGAGGCGGCGGTGGTGGAGACCTTCAGAACGGCAACGGTGCAACTGGCGGTTCTGGCATTGTCATTATGCGATATGCCGACAACTTTGATGACCTTTCCAGCATTAACGTCGGACTGACATGGACCCTTACCGTTTCTGGCGGATTTAAGATTTACACGTTTACTGCTGGCACTGGCACGGTGACCGTCTAATGGCACACTACGCATTCCTCGACGAAAACAACATTGTCACCGAAGTCATCGTTGGCCGCCACGAATGGGAAGTCGTCGGAGATGTCTCCGACTGGGAAGCCCACTACGGGGAAATCCGCGGCCAACGTTGCCTACGCACTTCGTACAACGGCAATATCCGAGGCTGCTACGCCGGCATCGGATACACCTATGACGAAACGCTAGACGAATTCATCGCACCACCAGACCCAGAGGAGACCCCAGATGTGGAATAAAGTCCACCCCACCCAGCGCGCCATGCTCAAGTCATGGGCCAAAGTGTTCGCCGCAGCGGTCATCAGCCTTTTCATGGCTGGTGAGCGCGACGTCAAAGCCCTTGCAATCGCCGGGGTCAGCGCACTCCTCCCCGTCGTATACTCCTACCTTGACCCCACCGACGGACGCTGGGGACGCGGCTACATTGCCCCACGCCGGAAGGCTGCTGCCAAGAAGGCATAATGGAACTGCAAGACCTTCTCAACGAGAAGGAATGGCGTAAATGCCGAGGCCCAGAAAAGCCTGACAGCACAGAACTCGTAGAAGCATTCACATACTTCTGCGCCAACTACTGGACTATCAGGCACCCTGAACGCGGACGAATCAAATTCGTCCTGCGTGAAGCCCAAATAGAGACAGCCGAAACCTGGATAACCGAACGGTACAGCATCGTACTGAAAGCACGCCAGATTGGATTCTCCACCCTGGCAGCCGCATTCACCTTTTGGGAAACATTCTTCTGGCCAGACCGCTTCACGGTTATGCTTTCCCGCACCGAACGCGAAGCAGCCAAACTACTCCAGAAAACCAAATATGGCTACAAGATGCTGCCCCAATGGATGAAAATCCGTGGCCCAGAACTCCTATCCGACAACCAACTGAAAATGGTATTCGCCAACGACTCCGCCATTGAGTCTTTGCCTTCCGGTAACGACCCTGCCCGAGGCGAATCCGTATACCGCGTCGTCATTGACGAAATGGCATTCCTCCCCAATCCAGAAGAAGCCTGGGCCTCCATCGAGCCGGTGGCCGATGTCGGCGGACGCGTCATCTGCCTGAGCACCGCAAACGGCGAAGGCAACATTTTCCACAGCCTCTGGGTCGGCTCACAAACAGGCAACAACCGTTTTACTGGCATCTTCTTCCCCTGGTCCGCTGGAGAACGCGACGACGAATGGTACGAAGCCAAACGCAACGAACTCCCAGACTGGCAGCTCGCCCAAGAATACCCATCCAACCCCGAAGAAGCATTCATTCGCTCTGGACGCCCCGTATTTGATATTGACGCACTGCGCGACTATGAGCTAGTCCCGCCAGATACCGGGCTTCTACGGGACGGCACAGGCCGCAACGTCTACGACTTTGACCCCTGCGGCGGCCCCCTCAGTGTGTGGGAAGAACCACAACTAGGCGAAAGTTATGTTATCGGAGCGGACGTCGCCGAAGGCCTTGGCCACGGCGACTACAGCTCCGCACACGTCATCAGCGCCGAATCCGGCCTGGTTGTTGCCATCTGGCACGGACACATAGACCCCGACCTATTTGGCACCGACGTCCTTGCCCCACTCGGCTTCTATTACAACTACGCTCTTATTGGGGTTGAGTCAAACAACCACGGCCTGACCACCATCAAAGCACTACAGCGTGCCAGTTACAGGAAAATGTATAAGCAGCGCCGCCTCAACCACACTGCCCCACGTCCGACCGACGTCTATGGTTGGCGGACCACAGCCACATCAAAACCCCTGGCCATAGACGAACTCGCACGAGTCATCCGCGACCGGATGCTTGGCCTCTACTGCGAATACACCATCGCAGAACTCAAAACCTTTGTCCGAGAAGACAACGGCAAAACCCATGGCTCCCCACACGACGACCGAGTCATGTCCCTGGCTATCGCTAACCAGATGCTGAAACATGTCTGGTCGCCCGAATACCGGCAGGAGACCGCCCCTAGAAAGAACTCATTGGGCTGGTGGGAACGCCACCTTTTTAAGGAAAACAAGCCCGAACGCAACCCACTCGGCAGTTTCAACGTATCAGAGTAACGAAAACGCTGCTTTACATGGAAACAATCACCCTAAACTGCCAAAAGTGCGGGCGGGAATGGTCTACTGACGTCATTCCACCCCGAGGCGAGATTTGCTTCAAATGCCATATCAAAACCGTCAACCTCGGTTTCACCTATGGCAAAGAAGACTTCCACGGCCCCACTATCCGTGAACGCCAGGACAAGATTGTTT